TATAAGGTTGCTTATTTTGCAGCTAATCCATATTTTAAAAGGCCTATGCTTCTTTCTGCCAACATTAACTTAAAGAGGTTAGAAAAGCTTACCGGTTCGCCTTATATTGAAGATTGGGCAAGTATAAATTTAGACGTAACACTACAGCAAGAAATGGACAAAGCTTTTGGCGGTGGTAAGGATTGGGCTTTGAGGATTGCGCCTACCCTCCCAATAGTGAAAAAAGAAGAATTAACACCCGCCAGTCCTAAATGGGTTACGGCTGTAGCTCGATATAAGAGTTCAAGAAAACTTGACGGTATTACTAAGTTTTACAACTTATCAAAAGAAAACGAACAAAAATTAATAAAAGAAGCTGATGAAATTAAAGCCTAGTTATAGATATGATATTGTCCAAAACTCGGAAGAGTGGATGCAAGAGAGAGTAAGAAGAATAGGCGCTTCAAATGCAGCCGATTTGCTTATGCCCAAAACCACAAAAGGCTATCAAAATTTAAAAGATAGACTGGTAGAAGAAACGATTACGGGCATTGAAACTGAGAGTAAAAAATTCTTTGGAAATGCTTATACTGAAAGAGGTCATGAGTTTGAGCCAATAGCCAGAGAGGATTTTGAATTCAGAACTTTAGAAAGTGTCGAGATAGTTGGAATGGTAATTCTGGACGAATGGTCGCACTGTTCGCCAGACGGGTTAATTGGGAAAGATACATTACATCAAATAAAATGTCCTATCTTTAACACACAAAAGAAATATCTATCGATTGTTAATGATGATAAAACCAGAGCAGAAAAATACAGACTTTCGGATAATGATTTATTAAAAAAGATTGATACTGGATATTACAAACAGCTACAATATGAATTGTATGTGTCTGATAGAAAAGTGAATATTTGGACTTCGTTCCATCCAAATTTACCTGCTATTGATTTGAATATTGTTCGTGATGAAGATATGATTTTTAATATCGAAAATTCGTTAAAAGAAATCAAAGCTGAAGTTCTTAAAGAAGTTGAGCAAATAAAACTATTAAAATAAAAAACATGGGAGTAAACAAAGTAATACTTGTAGGAAATGTGGGCAAAGATCCAGAAGTTAAGCGATTAGATAATGGAACGACTTATGCTCGTTTGTCGTTAGCTACTAGCGAAAGCTATAAAGATAAAGAAGGTAACAAGGTAGAAAAAACCGAGTGGCATAATTTAGTTTTCTGGCGTGGCTTAGCCGAGGTTGTTGAAAAGTGGGTTAAAAAAGGTCAGCAGTTGTATGTAGAAGGAAGCATTAAAACGACAATTTCAGAAGAGGACGGAGAAAAGAAATACTTTACCGACATTGTTGTAAAAGATATGCAAATGATAGGAAGTAAAAAAGACAGCGAACAACAAAGCGCAGTCGACAAAGTTAATAGCGCTGGTGTTTCAAAAGCTCAAAATACACCCGCTGACGACAACGAACCACTCCCATTTTAATGACACTATTCTACACCCTCACATACTTCTATAACCTCTATATCTTTATGCAAGTGTTGGAGTATTGTGAGGCTAATATTTTGAGTATAGGCTTAACCTTAGTCTATGCGAAAATAATAAACGAGCTAACAAATGACAGCAGAAGAAAGGAAAAGAATTGAACAAGGCCTTTTCAAGCAGCCCGAAAAGAAAGCCGAAATAATCGCAACCGAGACAAAAGAAACGGTCTTAAAAGTTGTGATTTCGGTCGAGGGTTCGGGTTTTATGTGGTGGAATGAATATCTAGGTTTAGAAATTGAAGTTTACGAGAATCTAGGCAAGCTATTTTACACAACTTTAGAGAGTTTTGAAAACTGGGGCGAGTTCAAGCCTTGCAACATTCCAAAAAAGTGTTGTACAACATAGTTTTAAATTCTGTAATTATTTAAAGAAGCCTTACTTTTGAAGAAAAAAACATGAGACTAAAACCAATAAAATATAAAAATAATTGGCTTTTGCCAAATGGTAAAAGATTCTTGAACTTCTGCGATGCTGAAAAGGAATTGCAGAATACTAATTGTGTTAAGGTCGTCTTTATGGACGAAATTAATGTGATTTTAAGAGCTGTAAATAGGCGCGGGTATGTTTTATTTAAAGACCGTCAAAAGTTGCTTATATGCGTTTATTTTTGTCTTATTTACAAAGACAAGCTTTATAAAATCAAACAAATAGAAAAAGCATTATGATATATATAGGAATTGACCCAGACACGGAAAAGAGCGGAGTTGCTTACTTTAATAAGGATACAAAAGAAACATGTCTTTATAATTTAAACTACATGGATTTGTTTGATTATTTAGCCGTATTTTCTAACTTTACAAGCACTAGCGTACTGGTAGTAATTGAAAAAGGCGAGCAAAACAAGGCAATATTTAACGCTCACAAAGCTAAAAACAAGCAAGTGGCAGCAAAAATTGGTGTTTCGGTTGGTCGCAATTTTGAAGCTACAAATATAATTGAACAGTTTTGTATTTATTTGGAACTAGATTATGAATTTTATAAACCTAATTTCAAAAAAATAGACAATAAGTTTGTTCAACAACAATTCAATGTAAATTTAAAACGCACCAATGAAGAGCAAAGAGACGCTTTAAGGTGCATAATGAAATATATCTTATGAAAATAGTCTACAACCACATTAGAAAAATCCTATTCGTTAGCGAGAGGGAAAACGGCAAACCAGACAAAGATTTTACAAACATAAGTAAAATAAAAAGGATTCTAAATTGGATAAATCGCGAATAGATGAGAAAAAGAGACTACTTTACAATAACATTAATACTAACCGCTGTTGCAATTCTAGTTTATTTTAACGCAACGGCATTGTAATTAAATTATACATTATGAAAAGAGAAATAAAATTTAGAGGCATACCAATACCAGAATTTAAAGGATACGCTATAGATGGGTTTGTTCGTGATGTATACGAAAATAAAGAACTGTTAAAATAAAACACCAATCTATACACCCCACAAAGCGCATTCATTCAGTTGTTTGCGCTTTTTGTGTTTTAGAACATGTTGTAAATAGTAAGTTGTTTGGAAATAATTAACAAAAAGTTTAATATTACGAATTATTATTATTATATTTGCAGTAAATTATTTAACGAAAGATTACTATTATATGAAGACAAATCAAATCATGATTAGGGATAATAAATCTTTTATCCAGAGAACAAAGGACGGTTATTTTAATGCTACAAACCTACTTGATAATTGGAACAAAAAAGAAAATATCCAAATTAAGCAAATGGCAAGATATAAAGACAATCAGTCTACAAAGGAATTTATATCTCAACTTAAAGATGAAGGTGTCGAGACTGCAATGATAACAAGTAGAGGTAAAGGTGGCGGAACATGGATGCACCCTAAACTATTTATAGACTTTGCAATGTGGATAAGTGTTGAGTTTAAAAGCATTGTTATAGACTATGTTCTTGACGGCTTAATTAAGTCGAGAAATGACGCTGGGGACTATTTCAATGAAATGAGCGCTGTTATTTTAAAAACTCATGTAGAGTATTATGGCACAAAGCCAAATCCAAATCTTTACATTTCAGAAGCTCGACAAATAAAAGAGTTTTTGGGGTTGAGTAAAAAAGACAGAAACTTAATGACAGAAAAAGAACTTAGTAATATTACAATTATGCAAAAGGTCAATTCTATGTTGTTGGAAAAGAAAATAGGAAAAGAAGCTCGAATTAAACAGCTTAAATTTCAGGCTGAAGTTTTAAATAAATAAAATATAATAGATTATGAAATACGAAATTAAATACAAAGAGCTAGAGCAATTTCTAAAGACACTAACGTACGAAAGCATAAAGGAAGGGGGTGTTAAAAAAAGCTCATTCAATTGACGATATTGAAAAGTTCAAGATGGACAAATCAGAAATTACACTTGATTCCGTAATTTTCTACAATATGCCCTTTTTAACTGATGCTATTGGAAACGATTTGTCTATTTGTGTACTAACTAAAAGAAAATACAAACTCCCAACTGGTAGGGTCGTAAACGCTAAATTTGATAGGATAATTATACAAAATTGTCGAGAGGTTTTTGGCAGTTGTTTAAACGATTATTTTATTATTCATGAAAGGTTTTTAATTAAAGTAAAATAAATTCAATATAAACAATCTTATTTTCAAAAACTTACAAAAACATGCTTTACAACACATATTTTTATTAGTTTCATGAATGAAACTTTCTTACTTTTGTTGTATAGAAATTTAAAGGAATATTAATCACAATTAAAAAATAGAAATTATGTTTGAAACAAAAAACAAAATACAATTAGTTACTAATTTTAGTAATTCAGAATTGCATATATACCAATTAGCTGTAAATACATACAATAAGAGAAAAGGCAAAAGCATTTTATTTATATCTAACATTGCCAAATATGGCGAAAATAATGAAAGAATATATGAACATGGTTCTTCTTTGAACATTGTTCAGGATGTAGATTTATCTGATTTTTGGGATATGTTTCACGAGTTTCAAAGTACCATTGAAAAATTTAACTCATGAAAACAATGATAAGAATACAAAACCAATTCAGCGGCTCAAGACAAAAAGAAGCGTTTCGAGCCGCTTTAAAAAAGTTTGATAGAATTGCACTTATAGAGAAATTAAAGGCGTGCAGTAAGTCGAATAATCCTTTTTACGTTGATTTTGATATTAAAGACGTTTACGTTATACAGATGTTAATCGCAAACGGTTTAAAAATTTCCAAATCGCTATTCTCACGAAAGAAAAAAGGCGTACACGCTCGCTTTGATCGCTGGGAAATGCACGTATTAAAAAGTATTGAAATAAGCTTTCTTAATTATGTAAGAGAGTTGATTAATGAATTTAAGTTAAATAGTATAAAAACCAAAAAACATGAACACAAAACTAGCAAACTTAGCCGACAAAAGGCTAAAAGCGTGTAAAACCGCAAAGGAAATGAAAAAAGAAGCTGCGAAGTTAAAGAATATCAAGTCGGCTACAGATAAGGCAAAAACAAAATCGTTAAAATCAGAAGGGTATGAGTAACTATAGCGACGAATTAGAAAATGAAACTGCTTTCGAGTGTAAAGATTGCGGTAATATTAAAGAAAATGAGGAGTTTTCACTAGATGGCGAAAAAGATTATTGCGACGAATGCTTTCCAAAATCCGAGTTAATAAGAAAGCTTAAGCTCTATGATTTTGACGAGTTTATAATTGAGTATTCCGACAATTATATCGGGGTTTATTTGCTGCCATTGCAGCTCAATAGACTTATTAGTATCTCTCCTTCAAAAGTGGGCGTTTCTGGCAAAGAGCTTATGAGTTTGCTTTATGATAATCAAATTGAAGTTGACGAAAATACCCGAAGCTTCTTTGAGTATAATATTAAAGCTTACGAAATTTAAGTTATGGACCTAATCAAAGCCCAACAAGTAGCCTTCTTAAGAGTTCAACACGGCTACTTGCTACTGGTCTACACCCCTGAAATTTTGATCGAGTTTGTGGGGGTGAATTAACGACCACTTGTAAGGGCATGTTTGCCCCAACCAAATTAGTGATAAATTAAACAAAAGAGATAAAGATATGAGTATAGATAATAAAACAACAGAGAACGGCAA